TGAATGCAAACGCTACGCGTCGATCAAGCCAGCTGATCTCCGAAAGTTCTGGGAGCAAACGGCAACTCAGGCAAATCAAGTCGGAGCTCTGCCGTGTTTGATCACCAAGGTGGACCGGCAACCGATCCAAGTTCACATTCAGTGGATGGGACCGGGGGCCGACTGCTTTGGCGATTCAATCAATGGAGTCGCAACCATCAGCTTTGAGCTGTGGTGCGGCATCGTCAGAGAAAACTTACAAGAGGATGAATAATGTTAGGTTTAACCGACTCATCACAAGGCAGCGGAGAGCTGCAATATCTAAAGTGGATCAACGCAATCGGCAAGTTTGCAATTGATGGAAGCGAAAATATCTTAATGAATCTTCAGGGGATGATCGTGGACCCTGCAAGCCTGAAAACAGGATGGGGCTACATCACACGCGGCGCAGCTCCAGAGTGGCACTGGGATGATCAACCCGGCGTCAGAGGCCCAGAGCCTGAGCCGAAAGGTCCAGAGTACAAGGACCGATTCAAGCGTGGGTTCTCATTAGATTTCTTTATCCCCGACATCGGTTGGAGAACTTGGACAACTAACGGCAAGGGGCCAAGCATTTGTCTCGAAAACATTTGGCCTGAGATTCATGAAGGATTGAAGGCTAACCAAGGTAAGTGCGCGGCGCTGGGCTTCAAGGGCGCGAAAGACGTTGACCCTATGAAGATACCGGTCTTCCAGCTTGATGGCTGGGTGGACCGTCCCGGTGATCAACCGGAGGCAACTGCGGCGACTCCAACGCAAGCTGCTCCAGCTCCCGCACCTACACCAGAACCACAACCGGCTACACCCCAGCCGGAAGTCGACTCGGACGATAAGTGGTTCTGATTTACGCCCCCTTCGGGGGGCATTTTTTTTGGGGTGAATCATGCATAAGTATGCACAGCACATAGGGATCGTGGCTCGAGAGTTGTGGGGAGAAGAAAACAAGGCACTCTCACATGGAAGCGAACTGCGATTTGGAACACACGGATCGAAGTCTGTCGATCTCGCGAAAGGCGTTTGGACCGATCACGAGACAGAAGAAGGCGGAGGCTTTATTGATCTCTGCAAACTCGCGTATCCAAACGCCAACGGATCGATGGCAGACTTCCTCGAAACGAAGTTTGGGATGGAAAAAACTAAGCCACTCAAAGACTTAGGCCACAAGAACCTGATTACAGTGTATGACTACATCGGGGACCATGGCGTACTCGAGTATCAGGTGATCCGCACCGACTTCGCAGATGGCAGCAAGACCTTCCGGCAGCAACGGCCAGACGGGCAGGGCGGATGGATCAAGAACCTGAAAGGCATCGATCCAATCCCGTACAACTTGCCTGATATTTTGCACCACAAACGCAAGTGGGTGTGGGTTGTCGAGGGAGAGAAGTGTGTCGAGCGGCTCAAGGAACTTGGCATCCTTGCGACGACAAACTCAGGCGGTTCGGGTCAGTGGAAAGATGAGCACTCACAGTGGCTCAAAGATCGCAACGTGATCGTGGTCCCGGACAATGACGAAGTCGGCCAGAAGCATGGCGCGAAAGTCGTCAACTCGTTGATCGGGGTTGCGGCCGAGGTCAAGCTGCTGGACCTGAGCGAGCAGTTGCCAAACAAGGGAGACATCGTCGACTGGTTGGACTCGGGCAAGACCAAGCAGCAGCTGGCCGGCATGATCGAAGGCACTCCCAGTATCAGCGAACAGATGCCAGACCCCGGCGAGATCGAGTCGGTCATCCCGACGTTCGACGTCATGACGTTGAAGCAGCTCAAAGAGATGCCTCCGATCAAATGGCTGGTTGACGGATTGATGACGCGTCACGGCTTTAGTGTGATGTATGGACAGCCGGGATGCGGCAAGACCTTCCTTGCTCTGGACCTTGCGCTCTGCGTCGCAAGTGGCAGGGACTTCCATGGTATGGACACCGAGCAGGGCAACGTGTTGTACATCGTGGGTGAAGGCATCGGCGGTATCGGCAAGCGGGTCAACGCATGGACCGATAACCGGGGAGCGGGAGTCGCAGAGGCAGAGCTGCCATTCTGGGTGCTGCCGACTGCGGTGAACTTCACCAAGCAAGATGAGATCGAGAAGCTGCTGGCGACGATTGAGAAGCTCGAGCAAAAGCATGGCAGCTTCTCAATGGTGGTCATCGACACTGTGGCGCGCTCGCTGCTCGGAGCTGACGAGAACTCAGCAACCGACATGGGCAAGTTCGTGAAGAGCTGCGACATCGTCAAAGAGCATTGCGGATGTGCGGTACTAGCAATCCATCACTCGGGTAAAGACAGCAGCAAAGGGATGCGTGGCTCCAGCGCACTGATGGGAGCTGTCGACACTGCAATCAAGGTCAAGAAGTCAGTCGATCAAGTGACGGTGACCATGGATAAGCAGAAAGATGCCGAGCCGATTGAAGAGCTGTTCTTCCTGATGAAGTCGGTTGAAGTCGGGATGTTCTCAGCTGAGACGTCGGTGTACCTCGAGAAGATGTCGGAGGCCATGGCCAGCGATGCAAGGATGACTGATCTGAACACCCGGCAGATGAAAGCTCTCGACTGCATGAGAGATTCAGCCATGGGTAATGTGATCGATGTCTACGTCGCAAAGGATACTTTCTTTTACTGGTTGCAGCATGAGGGCAACATTCCCGGCGATGACGACAAAGCAAAAGGAGCGCGCAGACAGGTGTGGAAACGCTGTCTGGATGCCTTGGTTGAGCGTGACATCGTGTTGAGTTTCGATCAGGGCAAGCGGCTTGAGTTTAAGAAGCTGACCAATCGAGATGTCACAGACGTGACAGGCGGAGAGTGAGCAATGGCGCGGGGTGTGACAGTCGATGTCACAGACGTGACACCAAGCGTGACATGACACCGAAGCGTGACGTGACGTGACAGTAGTATAGAACTGTCACGCTGTCACGGAGAGTGTCACAGGAGAATGAGATGGAAGCAGAAAAGAATTTAATTGCAGCTGAAGAAAGGATGAACAAGAAGTGGGGTCACCATGCGTGGAGACGACTGTGTTCACCGAGCATGGCCCAGAAGTATGACACCTTGAGACGACAGTGGTTTCAATCAAAGGACGTCAAGCTGGCTGACAACTTGGTCAAAGGGCTGGGCATGATCGACGCAGAGATCAGCGAGTCGCATAAGCCTGACGACTTTTATTATCTGCACCACAAAGGAGAGGAGCGTGATTACTTCTTGGTTGCGGATGAATTCGATCAGCAACGGGTGACTGCCAAGATGAAGAAAGACTCTGTGGTCTTCACTCTCGCGGAAGTGATGGAGGTCATGGAAGCAAAGAGTCTGGCTGACATCCGAAAGATCAAAGCAGAGTTTCCCACATACAGATTACAGAACGTGACGTTTAACCATGATGCCGGAGACATCAATGATGAAATCCCTTTCTAATCTACCAAAGAAAGATTACCCAAAAGAGAAGCCGAAGATCAGGAAGTATTCTGTGATCCCTGCTCGAGCCGTTCAGGATGAAAGCCTTCATCCGACTTCACTGCACATCCTTGCAGCTCTCGGTCTTCACACAAATGGGGCTGGTGTCTGTTGGCCATCAACACTGACAATTGCTCTGCACATTGGCAAAGCGAGAGTCACAGTGTCACGGCACATCACTCGACTGGTGAAGGCTGGCTACATCAGGAAGCTCGATCCGAAAGCCTACCCGAGTCACGTCGTTCAACAGGGACGCAGGAAGACACACAGGTATCAAGTTCTGTGGGAAGGTAACGAACCACTCCCGAGTCGCGAAGAGTTCTGGGCTCCGCGTCCGAAGGTAGCCGAGGTGGACTATTACATTGAGGACGGCAAGGTAACCATCGACGATGGTGATACGCATAAAGGACAGGGGGTCTGGGGGAATGAAACGACGGATTATCAGTGTCTAGCAAATGCGTTTAGGACGGCCGTCGAGAGGAGCTGCGGCATCCATCGGCTGGCTGAACCGAGCTACCCAGCAGCAAAAACCCTTTGGGATCAAGGAGTTACGGTTGATCAGGTCAACGAATACACTGTCGCTTTCGTGCGTCAAGCATTGAAGGTTGGACGCACTCCGCCGCTCACTTTGGAGCAAGTCGGAAAGTGGGCTGGGCTGTTCAAGAAATGATCAATCTGTACAAAAAAAGAACAAAGTTATCCACAGATTTGATAACCCTATGCGAATCAACAACTTAGCGGAGGGCCTATGTCGCGTAACATCTATTATGTTAAATCTTGTGCGCTGCACAATGGCTAGTGCTGTGCATATCGGCCGCGAAAAGACGACCCTTGGGCCCCCGGGGCTCCGATACCCGTACGGGGGATGTCTCGCAAAATTATTTGGAGAATTGTCATGAAAGATAAAATTAACCCGCAGCACTACCAGCGTGACGGCATGGAGTGCATCGACGCAATCAAGGCAGCGGTCCAGAATCTCTCAGGGGCCGAGGCATATGAAACAGGGTCAGCGATCAAGTATCTCTGGCGTTGGAAGGAGAAAGGCGGTAAGGATGATCTTAACAAGGCGAAGTGGTTCATTCAGGACATGATCTCTGATCTTGAGGAACAGGAGCTGCAAGAAGAGATCGCTTTGGACGAGACGATATTTGAGATAGCGAAAAAGTTATGACTAAGAAAGTAAGTGTACGCGAATCGCGTAGGATTCTAGCGAAAGGCAACGACTCAGAAAAAGAGGCCGTCAAGCAAGAGCTAGCATCAATCGCCGCGTCGAACATCACCGACGTACTCCGGTGGACCGAGTCTGGTGCAATGGCGTTGCTCAAGACTGACGACATCCCGGTACACGTCCAGAAGGCGATCAAGAAAGTAAAGGTCACCCCGAATCAGTACGGCAACTCGATTGAAGTCGAAATGCATGACAAGCTCTCCGCGCTGCGCGTACTGGCAAAGCATCACGGTTTGATGGAGCCGAATGCAGACAGCGACACCCGGCCTAGTGTGATCGGCATCAATATGACCGGTCCAGTAACAACGACGTATGAGGTAATTGAAGATGGCGAGACAGAATCAGGACAAGAGCCAGAGAACGAGTCGCTCCCGTCGAGCGAAGACGAGCAGCAAGACTTATTCTGATCAAGTCGGCGGGCTGGACCTCGACTTTTCTGGCGCGCCAACTACTTGGGACTTTTTGCATAACGACTCATTTGTTCGAGGCCTGATGGGCCCAGTGGGTAGTGGGAAGTCATACGGTTGCGCTGCCGAGATCATGCTGCGCGCCGTGAAGCAGCCGCCCAGCCCAAAGGATGGGATTCGATATTCACGGTTCGTGATCGTGCGGAACAGCTACCCAGAACTCAGGACCACAACGATCAAGACTTGGCTTGAGCTGTTCCCGGAACATATATGGGGCCCGATGCGCTGGTCACCTCCGATCTCTCACCACTTGAAGCTGCCAACTCGAGGCGACGCTCATGGGATTGATTGCGAAGTGAGCTTTATGGCACTCGATCAACCAAAGGATGTTCGGAAGCTGTTGTCGCTCGAGCTGACCGGTGCTTGGGTCAACGAAGCTCGAGAGCTGCCATTGGCAGTGGTGCAAGGACTGACTCACCGAGTCGGACGATACCCGACAAAGTCGAATGGCGGTTGCCCATGGCGTGGCATTTGGATGGACACCAACCCGATGGATGATGACCACTGGTGGTATCGACTCAGCGAGAAGGAACCGGTCAAAGGTAAGTATGCGTGGAATTTCTGGAAGCAGCCCGGTGGCGTCATTGAAACGCTGCCAGATGACCCAGCTGCTATTCCAGCCGCAAGCAAGTTCTGGAAAGTCAACCCGGTTGCTGAAAATATCAACAACCTACCTCCCGGTTACTATGATCAGCAGCTTGGCGGTAAGAACCTCGACTGGATTCGATGCTATGCCGGTGGTCAGTACGTCTATGTACAAGAGGGTAGACCTGTATGGCCAGAGTATGACGACTCGGTCATGTCTACCGAAGATATTCAAGTCGACCCGACGCTCCCCGTACACATCGGACTCGACTTTGGTTTGACACCAGCTGCGGTCTTTGGACAAAGGCTGACGTCGGGTCGCTGGAATATCCTCCGAGAAATCGTGACAGACGACATGGGCTTGGAAAGATTTGGTTTGATGCTCCTCAATGAGATCAATATGAATTATCCGAAACAAGACATTTTAGTCTGGGGTGACCCTGCTGGCCAGAAGCGAGATGAGATTTTTGAGGTCACTGCGTTTGACCACTTGAGGACCATTGGGCTCAATGCTCGGCCGACAGCATCGAACGACTTTCAGGTACGTCGAGAAGCTGGGGCCATGCCGATGAATCGGTTCATTGATCGAAAGGCAGGGCTGCAAGTACATAAAGATTGTCATCGGCTGCGCAAATCGCTGGCCGGTGGTTACCACTTCAAGCGAGTCGCAGTCGGAGGAGGGACCGAGAGATTCAGAGACGCACCAAACAAAAACGAGCACTCGCACGTCGGAGACGCGTTCGGGTATCTGCTGCTTGGCGGCGGAGAACACCGAGCCATGACGAGGGGGTACGGTGGCCGATACGGGGCAGCGGGGTCACAACATCAGGCACAAGTGGACTTTTCGGTATGGTAACAGCGCATGAGATGCAAAAACTGGTGGCTATGAAAGGATTAGTGTTCATGCCGTTCAGTTCTAACCACTTGGACCGCCTTGGGCTTAGTGATCCTGACGTCAAAGTGTTGAGCTGCTTCCCTGATCTCGAAGATCGCCTTCATTACATTGAGTCGTCAAAGATGGCGTGGACCATATTTTATGACGGAAAACCCGCACTTTCTTATGGATTTGAGTACAAATGGGACGGAATGTTGGAAGCATGGCTGCTTCCGGGTAGGGTATCTATCACCCATGGGACACTATTGAGTAGGGGATCGAGAAGATTGTTTGATAAGATCGGTCCATACTTGAATTTACGGCGTCTTCAGATTGTGGTAGATGTCACCCGAGAACCCGCTGTTCGATGGGCGGAGTTCTTAAAGTTCAAGAGAGAAGGAGTCATGCTCCGGTATGGCCCTGAAGGAAACGACTACTATATGTACGCGAGGACTTATTGATGGGCGGATTATTTGGTGGCGGTACTCCAGCACCTCCAGACACATCTAAGCAAGACGAGATTCAGGAAAA